CTTATCATTAGAAGCATTGTCTACATACAATTTGTTTGCAGCATCTCCGTCATTGGTTGGTGCTGGTAAATTATATATAATCTGACCATTAACATTTAAATCATTTTCTAACTGAATTGGACCAGCAACAGAACCTAAATTATTTGTATAAACACCACCACCGTTAATAACAGGGCCAGCATCTACTGTAAAACTTGTTGCAGTAATATTATCAACACCAGTGATATCATTATTACCCATATTAAGGTTTCCAGACATAGTACCACCAGCTAATGGTAATTTGTTGGAAATCTCAGGAGTGATTTGAGCATCAATTTTACCTTGTAAAGTAGCAGGAGTAATAACAACTGCACCAGCTTCAGTACCATCATTAGCTTCTGTTTGAGTAGCTAAACGAGAAATACCATCAACTGAATCAGTAGCAATAACTATGTTACCTTGTAAAATCAACCAATCAGAAAGAGTAGTACCAGCATTATCAACTTTAGCAACAATTGAATCACCAACTTGTACAGACTCTCCTAAGAAAGTACCTGCAGCAGTTGCTGCCCAAAAGAAACCTTTTAATGCTGATCCATCAGTAATATCAGGAGTGTTTGTTGTTGGATCATATCCACCTTGGAAGATCAAACCACCTGTTACTGCAGCAATATCTGATAAGTTTGCTACATCTTTAGTAGCTGTACCATCAAAATATTGTAATCTATGTGCTGCTGAATCATATCCAAAAGCACCTTCCGTAGAACCAATACCCGTGTTAGTTCCAATTTTTGCATTTGTTAATGCACTACCTTGTAGATTAATGTCTACAAAAAACTTTTTTTCTGCCATTTTTTGTTTGTTTTAAATTAAGTTAAGTTATAATATAATATACAATTTAATTTTATTAATTGCAATAAACATATCCAGAAACTGGAATATTAAATGTTATGTTTACAGTATTGTTATTTATCCAGTCAATTTGTGCAATGATTTCATTTTTATCTTCATCTACTACTTGCACAGAACATTTAGTATTTAGATTATGTTGAACAACCCAAACTGTTGCTGGAGTAGATTGAGTATGTACATAACTTATGTCTTGCAGTGAATTTACTAAATCAAATTCACCAGATACTGGATTGTATTTATTTTTCATATTGTTTTGCATTACTATGAATATTGTATTTGAGTTACATTTCCAATTACATCATAAGTAAGAGTTTCTACAATAGTTTCAACACCATATTCAGTAGTTCCTGTATGAGTAACACTTGTGACATTATTATTACCATCATATGCTAAAACTCTATTATAGTTAGCTGAGCCTTGAATTCTGCCAATTTTAGAAATAGAATTCTTCTTAATAGTTTCCACAAATGCTTCAACTATTAATAGAGTTGTTTCTGTAGCAGCACCACCAGGAGGAGCAATATTAGAAATATTATCAGCTATTTGCTGAAGACCCAATAATGTTTTCATTTGATACGGATAGTTATTTCCCTGATTTCCTGTATCTTTTAAGTTCCCTATTGACATTGTCTTTATTTTTAATTAAAAATAAACTGATTTTTGTATGTTCAGTTTTTAATTTTATGAGTATAATGTACATGCAAATCTAATTCCTGTAGCTGTACCAGTTGGTGTTGCCGGCATGGTTGTTATATTTGCTGTGTTAGTTATTCCAAATACTGCATCAGCAATTCCTATATCATATATTGTTCGCCAACTAGTTCCGTCAGCATAGTAACCTACAACAAGATTTTCTCCAACTACTAAGTTTAAGTTTTGCCCTACTTCAGCTGTAAGTGATATTTCATTTGGACCAACACCACAAGTTAAAGATCCTTGACCTATAAGTGTCATTGATCCACCTAAAGTTCCTCTGTAAATACCAAATCTAACTAAGTCTGATCCGGAAAAACCCCAGAGTTTTACTTTAGATATAGTTCCTGTAACAGTACTTATTGTTTGATAATAATATTGTGTAGATGCTGCAGTTGGTGCAGTATCAGCAGAAGATACATCTTGAGGTGAAAATGCAACAGGAATACTAGCTAAATTATATTGTGGTATATTTAATGTATTACCAACTAAAGTTGCAGCCCCAGATGAACCTGTTGTAGTAAGTGTAAGACCAGTATCTGCAACAGTTAATGTAGCCCAATTTGCTTTACCGTCACTAGTTACTGATTTTAAGAATTTACTAGTACCTTCTGTACCATCTACTAATTGTACAGCATAATTTACCAAAGAACCAGTAGCTGTAAATTTACCACCTATACTTAATGGAGCTGGTACATCAATACCAATACCTACAGCTTCTCCTTGCACACCAATATTAGGAGCTAAATTACCTGATGAATAACCATAAGCACCTACACCACATTCAGCTTTACCATATGTACCATAAGTAAATGTAGTAGTAAAGTTTCCTGTAACATCTTCACTAGAACCATATACACCATAATAATTACCAGAAGTTGAAAGATTGGCGTTTACACCACCAAATACACCAACGCTTAAACCATTTGCACTTAAACCTCTACTTTTATTAGAAGCAATTAAGAATTGTATAGTTGCACTAGGTGTTGTATTAATAGATAAAGTAGTTCCATCATCTTGTATCAAACTATCCCCTAGTGTAGTTGCAGTTATCCATTTAGTATGTCTATTTGGAGTACCTGTTCCTGTTATTATTCCTGAGACATCAGCTGCTGTTATGTTTGCCCAGTTAGCACCACCAGAATTTGTAACAGATTTTAAAAACTTACCTACACCTTCAGTACCATCTTTTAATAATACTGCATAATTACTTGCACCACCCGATGCTTCAAATCTACCACCTATTTGTATACCTGTTGCTGGCAAATCAGTATATGTAGCAATACCTTTTACACCAGTATTGTTACCACTAAAACCTGAACCAGGTCCTATTGATGAACCTAATACACCTATACCCTCAGTAGCATAACCAGCAATTGCTGTACTGTTATCTGCAAAAGTACTACCTACTATAGCAGAACCGCCAGCAAAAACATTTATACCATTTGTATTTGTAAAACCAGATGTAATACTTAAAACAGTACCTGATACATAAGTACCATCATTACTAAGTTGTGAACCATTATCATAAAGAGTTCCATCACCTAATGTAGTAGCACCAGTCCATTTAGTTACTCTATTCACTGTTCCTGATCCACCTGTTGGAGTATAACCTAACCAAGTTGAAACAGTTTTAAACTCATTTAAACTAGTTGCTGAGTTATAACCTAATACCATGTTGTTTGTTCTTCCAACAACAGATACATCATGTATTTCACTTAACTCAAAACCGTTTTGTACATTTATAAATATTTCACCATTATTAACATTGACTCTTGTTACAACACCAATGTAAACCAAATGAGCTGGTGCAACCGGTTTATTTACAAGACCATAAAGTAATTGACCACCTACACCTAACCAAACAGCATCACCTATAGTAGCTGCTGATGTATCTAATCCACTAAGTCTACCATTAGTTACTACTTGTGTTTGAAAATTCAAAGGACCTCCTTGAACTAATAAACCTAATGTTTTACTTGATGTAGCTTCTGTATCATTGCTTGCTTTCTTAACAATAATGTTTGTACCATCTGCAGTAAAAACATATACAGCATAACCAGTAGGAATTGCTTCTCCTAACTTAACATCTTGTATGATTTGACTACTTGGTAGTACTGTAGGAAAAGTATCTAGTGTACCGTCTCCTCTAATATATTGAGCTGTTGTTCCTGCTCCTGTTACACCTATTGTCCCAGATGTAATAATTGGTGAATTAGTTACTGTAAATGCTGAAGGCATTGATAAACCAACACTGGTAACACCTCCGTCAGTAATAGTAAGTGTTACATTATCATTTACTGATGTAGCAGTAACACCTGCACCGACAAAATTAAGGTTTTTAGCATTAGTTGTTACTGTAACACCTTCATCTTGAACAGATAATCTATTTGTTATATTTATCTGAGAACTCATTATATTAAGAATTATAAATTATTATTAACTCTGTTCCTGTACCATTATAAGCAAATGTACCACTTGTATAATAATTATTTATGGCATCAGCATTAAAATTAAGAGTTTCTCCCGGTTTAATAGTAACACCTAAAAAAGTTCCATTATTTGATCCCACATTTGAAACAGATACACTATAAGTTATAACACCAATTGTCCCTGATGAAGTTGTTCTTATAAAACCTGGAGTTCTTGCAGCACCAGTTTGATTTGAAGCAAGAACAACTGGTAAACTATTAGCCATAACATTTTGACCAAGCGGATTAATAATTGTTACATTACTACTTCCGCCACCAGCAATAGTATCAATAATACCTTGTAAACCTTGTAATACTTTATATTGATAGGGAAAGTTATTACCTAAATTACCAGTATCTTTTAAATTTCCTATTGACATATCAAAAATATTTAGACTATATGTATTAATATAAATAAAAAAATTGACAAAAACAAAAAACCCCAGAAGTAATCCAGGGTTTGAAAGGAGTCAAGCAAAGACTATTCAGTTACAACATCTAAAATAGGTTCTTCTTTAGGTACTAATCCATGTATTACATTTAATGCTAACAAGATTTGATTAGTGTCTGTTAGTGTGTATACACCTTTTACTGTTGCTGCATTCAATGCTTGCTCAATAATTTTAACTGCGTTTGTTGGGTTCATAGTTTAACTTTTTTTGGTTTATAATTACAACTTGTAAATATAATAAATTTAAACTTATACCAAACTTTCTAACTCAGTTTTTTGTGCAGGAGTTAAAATTTCAACAAACCAGTCTTTAGCTAACATGATTTTTATGTGTTCTACATTACGTGATAATGTATCTTTTTCATAGTCAGTTAATTTAGCTTTTGCATTTAACTGGTTGATTAATAATACACTGTCATGTGCCGCATCAACTGATTTTAATTTTTGTTCTTGTGTTAATTCTAAATTCATCACTGTTTTATTTTTAAATGTTGCTAATTTAACCATTAAAGTCTTACACCTTCTATTGCAAATGTTGTTTGATTGTAATATAAATATGTATTTCCTGCTATAGCTCCGTTAGGTACAGTAATTGCTGTTGTTGCTGCTGATCTATTTGCATAAGAAGGTAATGTAACATTAGCAAATACTGTTTGACCATCTAGTGTTCCATTTTTATGAGCAGCCTTACCAAATGCATTTACATTATTTGCGGATGCTCCCATTCAAAACCAAGAAAATTAGAATAAGCCCCACCTGTTGAACTTTGACCAGCTAACTTACCTATCATTACTGCATATGCTGCATTAGGTGCTCCACTACCAGCAGATTGACCTGCAAAAAACGAGTGTATTGCATTTCTTGCATCTGTTCCTGCATTATAACCTAAAAAGGTAGAAAAGTTTGGAGAACTACCAGGTATACTTTGTGCACCAGCACCATTTCCAATACAAATTAAAGCTTCAGTGTTTGTATTTGCTCCAGCATTAGCACCAAATAAAGTATTATGCTGAGAAGTATCAAATGGTCCTGCAGCAGGAGTAACAGAGTATAAACTTGTACCCACACTGTTTATTACAGTTGGTGGTGTTGGAACTAATGTTAAAAAATCAGTTACTGAAATAGCCCCTGCTAAATAACCATCATCTCTCTTAGGATCTTTAAGACCCACAGGTACTAATGTATTTGCACTATCAACAGTAGAAACTGTTCTACCGTTTTTTGTCCATGATATGAAATTAAGTATATCCATAATTTTTTGTATTAAAATTCTCTAATTGCTCTTACTGTTTTGTTAAGACCTTTATCTTGAACAAATGCAGTACCAGTTGTGAAATAAAATGTCCATGCGTTAAAAAATGCAGATAACTGTGAACTACTCCAGTAATCTGCTTCAGTTAATTGTGAAGCACCAGGTATAGTTGCTAGTGCTTTATTAACAAGAAATCTGTTATTAAATAATAAATTTAATTGATCTATTGATGGTAAATACCAATCACTAAAACCACCATAAACGTAATCTTCACAAAATTTCCAAGCACCTGATGTTGCTCCAGACTGAGCAGCCATTAAACTTGTATTAAGCTGACCATCCCAAGTTGTTGATGCTCCAATGTTTCCGTTAACATTACTGTATGTTGTACCACCTGACTGATTAACTATACTAACAATTAAACCATGTTGTATATTATTTTGATCTTTCCACAAGTAAAATATAACACCTCCTCCAAATTTTTCACCTATGTAACGTGGACCATTGGATTGATTTATTAAATTTATTAAATCAAATTGGTTATTTATATTTCCATTAATGTTACCCCAAGTTGGGTTACTACTTACTTGTGCTTTCAAATCAGCAAAAGATGTACCAAGAACATTTCCCTGTAAACTACTCCCCACAGATAAAGGTATAATAGCCTCATCAGGTATAGTGGTTATAATATTCTGGGTTGTTACTGGATACCCAAATGAAAATTGTCCTAAAAAACTCATATTATTAATTTTTATGCTAGTAATATTTTATGGATTGTACCATTGATTTTTATAGCCCATGTTTTTGTTGATGTCACTGTTTCAGTAGTAATAGTTCCTAATGGTGAAGTAGAAGATCCAATTGCTAATTGATTATTAGCATTTGTTTTAGCATCTGTTCCTATAGCAACTTGATTCACAGCATTATTCATTGTAGAACTAGCACCATTTCCAATAAATATATTTTGAGAACCAATTGAAATATTTTGACCAGCTGAATTTCCTACAGCAATATTGTTATATGCAACTGTACAATCTAATATTGCTTGATTTCCAAGTGCAATATTGTATGAACCGGTTGTAACATTTGGCATAACTGAAAGACCAATTGCAACGTTTTGAACTGCGGAAGTAAAACTATTACATGCTACACTGTTTCCAATATAAACATTACTTTGAGCACTAGTTAAAAATTTACCAGCTCCGTTTCCAATAGTAACATTATAATTTGAATTAAAAGCATAACTAGAAGCATATATACCTATTGCAATATTATTATCAGAACCATTAATACCATTTAAAGCAAAAAAACCAAGACCTATATTCTTATTTGAAAAAGATGTTGAATTTAATACAGATGTTCCAATAGCAACATTGTCATTAGAATTTGTTGCACTAGTCATAGCAAAATGACCTATAGATGTATTTGTATCACAATTAGTTAATGTAGAAGAATTGGCATAACCAATACCTACATTATAATTACTGTTATTACCACTAACTCCAGCAGTTTCGCCAATAAAGGTATTACTTTGACCATTTTGAAAATTATAGCCTGCTTCATAACCTAAAAAAATATTATAGAATTGATTATAATTGCTATAATTTCCACCTGCTTTAAATCCAATTGCTGTGTTATAATACTTATTTGTTACGTCACCATCTCTATAACTATTAGAACCTAGCTGAACATTTTCATGAATAAATGTAGTAGTAGATTGAGATTTAAAATCTCCAAAGGTAATACCCAATACATTACCTTTCAAACTGCTACCAACTGAAAAAGGTACTATTGCATCATCCGGTATATTTGATACAATGTTTTGAGATATCACTGGATATCCATAAGTAAACTGTCCTAAAAAACTCATGGTAAATTAGATTACTATGAATAATTGACCATCACCGTTTCTATAAAAATCTCCTTTTTTTAAACCACCTGCTAATGCTGCTGCATTGTTAGCATAAACATTATTGTTTACTTGATTTAATAAAAAGTTAATGTGTCCAAATTTTATTAAAGACATTTGACTTTCTGAAGTTAAAAACTCATCTGGAGATTGAGGAATAAATTGTTGCGGCATGATTTCTAAATTTTAAATGTTACATAATAATATACAAAAAATTTTGCATAAAAAAAAGCCTTTGGAATAATTACCAAAGGCTTAGTATAAACAAATAATCTTATTACATAAATAGTCCTAACAGAAATGCAATAGCTAACATCAACACTAATATACCATTTGCTATCTTGATAGCTTCCTCATCTTCTTGCCATACATTATACATACGATTAAATCTAGGTTTCCGTATCTTGTCTTGTGCTTGAAACATTACAAATAATAAAAGTAATGTTAATGTATAGATTGCATATTTCATAAACTATCAATTCTTCTCCGCAAATATACTAAAGCTTTTTGTAAATCTTCTTTTTCTTTTGCAGGATCTTTCTTACCAGCGCGTGCAATATACTTAATAACATTACCAAGATAAAAGTCTTTGTCAAGTTTCCAAGCTTCAAGCACGTTAAATACCTCATATGGGTTTTCAGCTCCACCATAATGTGCAGGTCTGATAGCTTCTAGCTTTTCACATAGTAACGTTTCCCTACCTTGGTTTGGTGCATATACTGCTCCTACTGTAGGAGTGCTTGCTTCTTTCATTCTTTCCTTCAACATTTGGTTTCTTGTGTTAATCATATATTGTTCGTAGTCTACCATACTTAGTATTTAAATGCAATATCAAACTCTTTTACTAATAATTTCATTTTCTCATCAAGCATGATTTTCTCAGCTCCTTCCAATGCATATGTCTGTACATATACTTTGTCTCCCGCTTGAACTTTCTCTACTTCATCACCCACCGCAAATACCTCAAGCTCTGTCCATTTCTTGATAGCTTCTTTTTCGCGCTCTGCTTCCTGTGCTGGTGATAACTCTATCACTGCTTTCTCAATCTCTGGTACATTGATCAAGATTCTTTTTCCAAATAATTGTTTCATTGTTTTTTATTTAAACGTTACTACTTTTACTATTGCCATCTGTGCACTTACTAACTCTCCTACAGCATGATCAAATAGCAAGCTCTTAATAGGACCTCTAGATGACTCATTAGCATAGCTGTCTTTAAGAATGTTTGCCAACTCAGCACATAATTCTTTTACTTTAGCTACCCCAGCATCATTACTTGGATTGAACTCTATACCTACTAACTGTTCACCAAATGAAAGCACCTTTGTCTCATTCAATTCCATTCCTCCTTCTGGAATTTGTACTACTGTTTCACTCATTACTTTTTAGATTTAATGATTGCTAAATTATGAAGCCATCCTTTTAAGACTTCAATCTTTTGTTTACTACTTGTTTTACTCATTGTATATCATGTTTGGTTACACTAAAATATCTTTCTTTAAATTCACCTGGAGCATATCTTTCAAAATTACCAACCTCATCTTTCACTATGTAATCCCCAGGACTTACTTTCTTTGGTCCTAAAGGACAGTGAACAAATAAAGTTAACTGACCAGTATTAGACGGTATGATAAACTCTGCTTTACCACCACATAATTCAAATACAGTCTCTCTGTCATTCTCAATATATTCAAGTGCTTGAACATACTCAGGTTTTTTAATAAACTTCTTAATCATTACGCATCATATTTATTAGAACTAAAATTTAATGGATGTTCGGTAGGTTCTTCAATAGGTTCATCAAAGTCAGAGTAGAGTAACTCAAACTTTGCCTTCTCTAATAAGCCTACCAGAACAGGAACAGATTTCTGATCAACCTGTCTCATCTTAATCTCAAAGGTATTATCATTATTTGAAATGATTTCCAAAAGGGTAATAGGATCTTTACTCTTACTCATACTAGTTTGTTGGTACAACAAATATAAAATTTATTTGCTAAAGAAATTCTTTTTAGGTTGTTCTTTTTTAGCAAAGCCCAACTTCTCAATAATCTTATTAGCCTCCTCTTCAGCAAACCCAATAGCTTCTTCTTCCTTATCCTTAATGTTCCAGTTGTTCAACAATATAGCCATGTGCATAGTTTCATGCATAACAGCTGTTGCTTTTTCTGTAAGAGAGTATCTGCTAAACGTACCAAGATTGATAAATAAGAACGGCTTATGCGGTGCTTTAGCAGTAAGCTTCTTGTCAGCTGGGTCATAGTTTGTCCATCCATAAATGTATACACCATTTCCTACAGTCTTATCTACTTCTTCTGCCTGAGCATCTTTACGGTTTAACCCGTGCATCTCATCTACGTTATAATAATCAAAAGGCTCTGTAGCATCTTTACCAACAAGGAGAATATACTTACCCATATCTATCTTTCTCATAATAAAATTTTTGATAACGCAAAGATATAAAAAAACCCAAGCAGTACTTCTTGATCAGAGAAACTTACTTGGGTGTTGCTACAGTTATACTTGACAGCTTTCCTGTGCAGAGAAGGCCAGAGAGTAAGCGAGCAGATCTTACGGTATGCCCTCCTGGCACTGAGCCTGCAGATCCTATCTACAGGGTGGAGATTTGCGCTTCTTCTAAGGCTCGAACTTAGGACCCCCAGATTAACAGTCTAGTGCTCTAACCAACTGAGCTAAAGAAGCAAAAACCCAGGTGAGACACCTGGGCTATTATTAGGCAAATTGGAAACAGGCCTAAAGCAAACGACACATGCAAATGTAACAACTTTTCCTACATCACATAATTTTTTTAAAAAATTTTTTGGGTTGCTTATTTACCCCACCCATGTTACCAAGTGGTAACTTACCCCCTGGTAACTTGATTTGGGTATTGGGAAATGTTGTGTGCAATAGAAAGGTGATACCCCCCTGTTCCAAGCCCCCCGGCCCCTGCGCTTCAGCCCCCACCCCCCGGTGCTTGATCAACCACATATTGCATATGTGAGATAATTATAACATTTTTTCTAGTGAAAAAATGATCAACCCTGCAGTCATAATAAAATACTTTTATTATGAAAACTACTTCTGCATCCTTTGAAACATTTCTGGTAGAAATCTTTCAAAGCAAACAGTATGATTATTTGTATTGCATAAAAATAATCAATACTACTTTGTGGCTTCCAAAAATCCCCAAAGCAGTAATTGCTAAGCAGATATCCAAACCTGGTAGGTATTGGATAACTGCCAAGCAATACAAGAATGATAAAGGCTATGACAGCCTTTACATTCATAACGCTAAACCAGCTTAGGCTGGTTTATCTTTTCTTTTTTCCCTCCTTTGATCAACCTTTAATTTATACTAAAATATATATATTATGAAAGCAATTAGAGTAAGTAAGTTGAAAGCAGAATTAGAAAATATCAATCCAAACTCAAAAGTTTGGTTCTCAGTTGAAGAACCAAATTCAGACTTGGAAAATGTTCCAACTGCAGAGTTGGAAATGGAGCTTAGTAGGAGAACAAGAGTAATTGCAGAAGACTTGTTCCACATATGCCAGTCTGAATTGGCAGAACTTGGATTTGACATCCATGACTTCATGTAGGAGAAGAATACCTTTATGGTATTCTTTTTCTTTTCCCTCTTCTAATCAACCCTTAATTTAAAATAAAATAATTTATTAACAACTAAAAACAAGTAACATGAAAGCAGTTTATGTAGCTTCTCCAAGAAGCAAGAAAGGAAACATCTTCCACGTTTACAACGTGGTAGGAACAGCTCAAGAAATTGAAGCATACAAGAGTTCTCCGAACTTTGTAAAGTATCCTTCAGTAGGACCTAACGGTGAGATTCAGTTCATCACCAATTACATAGCAATGGAAGATGAAGTTAACTTGATCAAAAAGAAGGATGGAAACTTCACATTGGACACAGGATCTTTTAACAAAGATGTAGCAAGGCTTAATGCAGTAGCTGAAGCAAGTGCTGTGTTAGCAGATAAGTTTGCTGATAGACTTGCAGATAAGCTATCTGCAGGTGCTAAAGCAGTAAGCAAATTTACAGCTAATGTACAGTTTGTAGAAGAAACATCAGAAGATGAATCTACAGACAACTTGGATAACATGTAGTATGTAGTAGATAATAGTGACTTAGGTCACTATTATTTTTTATTTACCCTCTTCCAATCAACCATTTATTTAATATAAAGCTTATTATCAAGCTTTCTATTAAATAAATAGTAGTGAGTGTTAATGTAATTAACTTTAGTTAGCATTAATAGATTTATATCTACACACAGTAGCGTGTATTACCTACTACTTATTGCTATTTAAGTTGTGTAGTAGGAAGAATAATTCTACTCACAAGTTATATTATTCTTTGTCTCCACCGTGTGTAACAATGAGACTCAGTCACTGATAATCAAG